GAGGAGATGGCCCGGCTCGGGCGCAAGATCGCGAGCGCGGTGCCGCTGGAGCCCGGCCATTACGAAATCGTGGTGAGGAGAAAGAACGATGCCTGACAACAAGTTCGTGTACGACGCGCGCGCCATGGCTTACATCAGGGTGGACAGCGTCGATTACGCACGGTTAATCAACGAAGAACAGGACGGGGAGGGCCGCGTTGCTCTTTTCTCGCGCGGCACACAGATTGGAACGTGCCGCATCGAGATGTGGGATGCTGCCATGTCCGCGTCGCCGATCATCCCCGCGCAGCCTGGCTGGTTCTTCAGTCGCTGCGGTATTGACGAGGCCGGCAGGCCGAAAGAGCTGGAGCGGTGGGATGTTGTTGCATTCCGCAATTCCTATGGGTTTATGCAAGTGCTGACTATGGACGGCTGGCAGGGAACCTTCTGGCCGGTTGAAAGCGAATACCCAACCGTTTCCGCTGCCGCGTTAGGGCCGTATGCCGAGGTGATAGGTTCCCCCGAAGGCACGTTTTACGCAGAAGGCATGATTGTCGCGGATTCATCAGAGGGGCTGGGTCGTGCGTGGATTGAGAAGTGCGCAGACATCGCGACGTGGAAGGCCGTATGGGACCAGCGAAAGGAGAAGGCGTGACCGAGGCAGAATGGGACGAGCTGGCCGAGCTGTTCAACAAGATCATCAAGGAGGCTGTGCATGAAGCGATCCGAGAAACAGTCCACCCCTCCGTGCTGCGTGAACGACCCGGAGATTCGGGAGAGGATTCGAGCACGGATGACGGAAGCGACAGCGAAGCGGGAGAAGCGGGAAGCTGACGAGCGCCGGCGCTGGTCGAAGTCGAAGGCGCGGTACTGGCACGTCTCCGTGGCGCTCACACCGAACCCGAACCCCATCCCCGGCATGCCGCCGTTCCTGCCCGAGAGAGTCGGCACGACCTGGGACTACCGCACCCCACCGCGCAACCACTTCAACATGCGGCGGGGGGCGTAGCAGATGGCGGGGCGGCGCAAGATGGTTCAGGCGGAGCTGGATTTAAACGCTCTGCCGCAGTGGCTGGATCAGGAACGCTGGTCCGAGTTCTTCGAGTCACGCATCGACCTGGGCAAGCCGATGACCCCGGTCGCCGTGAAGCGGATGCTGAAGAAGCTGGAGCGGTTGCGCGCGGATGGGCAGGACGTTCACGCGCTGCTCGACGAGAGCATCATCAACGGCTGGCAGGACGTATACCCCAGGGACGCCAAGACCGCGCTCCCTGACGTGCGCATGAGGGTGAGCCCGACCTACAGCGACGCACGGCCTGGCGAGACCATGGAGCAGTACGAGATGCGCAAGCGCGGCGAGGCGCAGTCCGGCGCGCGGCGCGAGGGCGACGGCCCGGCCAGGATCCACCAGCTATTCGGGGGCGGGCATGGCCGTTGAGGGCTACGCGGACTGGTTCGCGTTCTGGCAGGACTGCAAGGCGGCCATGATGGTGAAGCTGACCGGCGCGCCGCAGCTCATCGGCTACGAGGGCCGCGAGTTCCCGCCCGATGTCCACCGGCTCGTGGACGCCGCCGTGCTGCGGGAGCCGCCACCCGGAAGCACGCACGCGGAGCTGTTGAAGGCCCATCGCGCCATCTACACTCGCCTGCGCAAGCTGGCACAGGAGGAGTGGGATGGCTCGGCTGAGCCAACTGGAGGAGACACTGGCGCTGCATATCCGGGCGAGCGCCGTTTTGCCGACCCCTAGCCGGGAGCTTCGCTTCCATCCGACCCGGCGCTGGCGCTTCGACTTCGCATGGCCCGACGTGAAGCTGGCCTGCGAAGTCGAGGGCCTGGTGCGCAGCGCGACGAAGGGAGGGCACCAGAGCATCGGCGGCGCGCGGCAGGACATGGACAAGTACGAGGGAGCACTGCTGCTCGGCTGGACTGTCTACCGCTGCCACCGCGACATGATCCACAGCGGACGAGCACTGACCACGCTCGAAACCGTTTACACGCGACTGGTCGAACTTACACAGGAGCATGGGGAATGACCGAACCGACCGACGAGAAGAAGCCGACGCGCGTGCGCCGCGACATGGTGCGCGAGCTTGGCGAGGCCGTGCTCGACGCCGTGCGCGGCGCCGTGTGCGACGCCATCCGCAACGACCCGACGTTCATCAATCGGGAGATGCTGGCACAGGCGATGAACCCTCACATGGCGCACGCGGCCAAGAGCATCGCCAACAGCGACGAGTTCCAGCAGGCGATCACCGACCGGCTGACGGCAGACCTGTTCGAGAGCCTGAAGCCGCGCGTCGAGCATAGCGGCGCGGAGACGCAGGTTCCGCCGTTCCAGCCGGAGGAGCCGGAGGAGCCGGCGGTCGAGTGCGCCGTGGAGGACTGCAACCGCGTGGGGAGGAGCGTGAGCGACTGCCAGCGCGCAGGGTGCCCGTTCACGGTCAAGGATGACCTGCCGTGGCGTTGAGCGAGGAACACGCGCGGATCAAGAACGCGACCATCGGGTCCAGCGACATCGCGGCGCTGTTCAACGAGTCGCCGTTCGCGCAGCCCATGGACGTATACCTGCGCCTGATCGGCGACAGGCCGGCGGTGGCGAACGAGGAGTACGACGACGACGACCCGCGTTCGCTCGGGCACGAGTTCGAGAACGTGCTCCGCTCGCGCTACCTGAACCGCATCTCGAAGGAGATAGACGTTCCGCGAGAGCAGCTGGTGGTCAGCGTGCCGAGCTTCCCGGTCATCCACCGTGACCTGTGCTTCGTCAGCAGCACGCCGGACATCATGGTCGCGACGAGCGGGTATCCGACGCGATGTGGCGAGATGAAGCTGTGCTTCTTCGCGGATCGCAGCGAGTGGGGTGAGGAGATGACCGATCAGATTCCGCCTCACTATCTTCTCCAGTGCCACCACCACATGCTGGTGACGCGCACGCAGGTGTGCGACCTGTTCGCGTGGTTCGGGCGCACCGACTTCCGCCTGTACGTGGTGCAGTTTGACCCGGACATCGCGGCCATGATCGAGGAGACGTGCATCGACTTCTGGACGCGCAACGTCGAGGAGCGCGAGCCGCCGGAGCTGGTGTTCGGGCACCGCCGCACGCAGCAGATTCTCCGCGAGCTGTACCCCGGCACGAACGGAGAGCACGTCGAGCTGCCGCAGGAAGCGGTGCACTATCACCGGACGCTTCAGGATCTTCAGAAGCGTATAAACGACATGACGAAGGCGCGGGATGCGCTGAGAGAGCAACTGCAAGAGTGGATGGGGGAGCACGCTGTCGGGTACATACCCGGCGAAGCGAAGGGAGCCTACGTCCGCAAGAAAGAGAAGCGCAGCGGGTACACCGTGGAGCCCACGGAGTTCCTGACCATGCGCTTTTCGCCTCAGAAAAACCGACCGAAGGAAGACTGACCATGAGCGAGAAAACGCAGATCGCAATGCCGGGCGGGTTCAATCTTGTCCCGACCAACGCCACCGAAGCCTGGCGCCTGGCCGAGATGCTGGCGCAGTCGGACATGGTGCCGAAGGACTACAAGGGCAAGCCGGGCAACGTGATGGTCGCCGCGGCCATGGGCGCGGAGCTTGGCCTGCCGCCCGTGCAGTCGCTCCAGAACATCGCCGTCATCAACGGCCGTCCCTCCGTGTGGGGCGACGCGCTGATCGGCCTGGTGCGCGGCCGCGGGGACTGCGAGGACATTCAGGAGACGTTCGACCGCGCGACCATGACGGCGAAGTGCGTCGTGAAACGCCGCGGCCAGAGCCCCGTTGAGGCCGAGTTCTCGGAGGCGGACGCGAAACGCGCCAGCCTGTGGGGGAAGCAAGGCCCCTGGACGCAGTACCCCGAGCGCATGCTGAAGATGCGGGCCCGCGCCTTCGCCATCCGCGACGCGTTTCCCGACGTGCTCCGCGGCGTGGCTGTCGCCGAGGAGGCGCGTGACATCTCGCCGGAGCCCCGCGACGTGACGCCGCCGCCGCAGACGCAGGGCGGCAGCGCTGCGTTGAAACAGCGCCTTGCGTCGCAGCAGCCGACGATCGAGCCGGAGGAAGCCGAGGCGGAGCTGGTCGCCAACGAAGCGTTCGACCAGACGCTGGCTCAGATCGAGAAGCTGGAGACGCGTGACCAGTGGCGCGACATGCGCACCGCCATCCAGGCCGACGCCTGGACGGACGACGAGCGCCGCGCGCTGACCCAGGCCATGAACGAGGCCAAGGAGCGGATCAAGAGCCAGGCCACGCAGGCGCCGCCGGAAGCGGACCCGAAGGAGCCGACGGACGCTGCGTTCAAGCGCTACCGGGACCAACTCGGGATTGTCGAGAAGGCCGACGCCATTCAGGAGGTGATCGACGCGTTCCAGCGTGACGACCGCCTCACCGCCAGCGAGCGCGACTTGCTGGCGAAGATCGCGCAGGAGAAGATGGACGACTCCATCCCCTACTGAGGGCGGAGCCATGCCAGTCAGGAAGGTGCCCGGAGGCTACAAGGTGGAAGGCACGAAGACGGTCCACAAGACGAAGGCCGCGGCCAACCGCCAGCTCCGGGCGATCAAGGCAAACCAGAACAAGAAGTGACCCTGCCGAGGGACCGGCCCAGGCGCCGCGCGATACCGCGCGCGGCGGCTACCTCTCCAGTCGGATGGGAGACCAGGGCCCGCGGCGCCCGGCCGCGCACCGTCACCGGGCTTTCTTCCTTGCTATCCCCCGCGTGATGTAGTATCGCCGCGAACCGTTTACACGGAGCCCGCTCGTGGCGAAGCGAAAGCCCCCCAAGATCGAAGACCCGGAGGCGTTCCTGGAGCTGGCAACGGCCGTCGCCAAGGAGAAGTTCGGCCCGAACCGTGTGCCGGACGCCTACCACCCCGTGCTCAACATGGCGGTGGACGCCCAGGATCCAGACCTGACCACGCTCCAGCGCTCCGGCTTGAACGACAAGGTGGCGCAGTTCCTGTTCCCGAAGAAGAAGGCCGTCGAGGTGAAGGGCGACGGCTACGCCACGCCGACCATCCAGGTCATCAACTACGGCGAGCCGAAGTCTGTCGCCGTGGATCAGCGAGAGGCGATCCCCCATGACGAAGGGCAACGATCCGCGCTTCCAGCTTCCGGCGGGGAGGATCCTGACGCGTGAGACGGAAGACGAGCTGATGGAGCTGTGGGAGTCCGTGGACTTCCGCACGCTCACGGACGAGGAAATCGAAGGCGTCGTGGGCGATCCCCTGCCGACCCCCACCATTCGACGCGAGTTCCCCACCGGCAGATACCCCATCAACTACGGAAAGAGGTTCTGACCATGCGTGAAGCGACTCGCATCTCCAACACGCGGACGCACAATTCGCTGTACAAGGGCACCCTGTCGCGCGGCATCACGCGCGCCGTCAACGGCGGCCTGCGCATCGCTGGCACCACCATCGCCGGCGACGCCAACGGCACCATCACGGACAGCGGCAACGGGCTCGACATCTTCGAGGAGAACAGCATCATCGAGGTGCGCGGCTCGGCGAGCTTCGACGGCGAGTACCTGGTGACCGGCGTGGCCGCAGGCGCGCTGACCGTGGACCCTCCCGTCCCGACCGAGGCTGCCGGCGCCAGCATCGAAATCTTGCGGAAGTGACGCTGCTGTCGTGGCGGTGATCCAGGTTCCAGACCCGCGCGTTTACACACCGCGCGAGTACCAGATCCCGTTCCAGTCGTTCATGGAGAACGGCGGCAAGCGCTACGTCGGCCTGTGGCATCGCCGCGCGGGGAAAGACCTGTCCGCCTTGGCGTGGACCGCGAAGGAGGCGGTGAAGAACCCCGGCATCTACTGGCACATCGGTCCGATGCTGAAGCAAGCGCGGAAGTTCGTGTGGAACGGCATGACCGTGGACACGTTCAACCCGAGCAAGTCGCACCGCTACCGGGACATGTTCCCGCGCGACCTGGTCCGCCGCGAGCGCGACGACGACATGATGATCGAGCTGGTGAACGGCTCCATCTGGCTGGTGCTCGGCACCGACGACCCGTCCGCGCTCGTGGGTCCGAAC